TAAAGATGATTACAAATATAACATCATTTCATCTCCAGGATTGTATCAATCAGGATATTCTTCAGTATTAAATACTTTAATTTCAAATACTGAAAATAGAGGAGATAATATTGTAGTATTAGATCTTGAACCATATGCTTCATCAATAACAGCTGTAACATCAACAGCAACAGCTCAAGATACTTCATATGCTGCTGCATATTGGCCTTGGTGTATGGTAACTGATCCAGATTCAGGACAAAGAGTTTGGGTACCAGCTTCAACATTAATTCCAGGTGTATATGCTAATAATGATAGAACAGCAGAAGCTTGGTTTGCCCCAGCAGGTATTAATAGAGGTGGATTAGGTCAAGTAATTCAAGCTGAAAGAAAATTAACTCAAGCCAATAGAGATACATTATATACAGGTAAAGTTAATCCAATAGCAACATTCCCAGGTAGAGGAGTTGTAGTATTTGGTCAGAAAACATTACAAAATCAAGCGTCAGCTTTAGATAGAGTAAATGTTAGAAGATTATTAATTGCACTTAAAAATTACATTTCTCAGATATCTGATAACTTAGTATTTGAACAAAATACAGCAGCTACAAGAAATATATTCTTAAGTCAGGTTAATCCATATTTAGAGTCAGTACAACAAAGACAAGGTTTATACGCGTTTAAAGTTGTAATGAACGATTCAAATAATGGACCCGATGTAATTGATAGAAATGAATTAAGAGGTGCTATATACATTCAACCAACAAAAACGGCAGAATTTATTTACCTAGATTTCAACATTCTACCAACAGGAGCTGAATTCCCTGCATAAGAATTAAAAAGTATTATATTTATAATTGAATAAAAAAATAAAACAAAAATAAAATGGCAGTATTAGATCCAAACGAAATATTTTTCACAGCATTTGAACCAAAAGTAGCAAATAGATTTGTGATGTACGTTGACGGATTCCCATCATATATCATTAAAGGTGTAAGTGGATTAGGATTCGCACAAGATGAAATTGTACTTAATCATATCAATACTTATAGAAAAGTAAAAGGTAAATTAAGATGGAATGACATTACAATGCAACTATTTGACCCAATTACTCCTTCTGGTGCTCAAGCAGTGATGGAATGGGTTAGATTACATTACGAATCAGTAACTGGTAGAGCTGGTTACTCTGATTTCTACAAGAAAGACTTAACTATTGATGTATTAGGTCCTGTAGGAGATGTAGTCTCAGAATGGATTATTAAAGGTGCATTTATCAAAGACGGTTCATTCGCTGATATGAATTGGGATACTGATGGTGAAGCACAGAACATTGATTTAACAATTGGAATGGATTACTGCGTGTTAAATTTCTAATAAAAATAAATATTTTTTTAAAAATAGCTTGGCTTCGGTCAAGCTTTTTTTTACATTATGTATGTATACATGACAATTAAGTTATAACTAAATAAAATTTATATGCAAGAATTAAAATTTCCTACTGAACAAGTAGAATTACCTTCAAAAGGTTTAGTCTATCCTAAAGACAATCCTTTATCTTCTGGAGTCATTGAGATAAAATATATGACAGCAAAAGAAGAAGACATCCTTACAAATCAAAACTACATTAAAGATGGAACTGTTATTGATAGACTATTAAAGGCATTAATTGTAACAAAAATTAATTATGATGATTTAGTAGTTGGAGACAAAAATTCAATTATGGTTGCTGCTAGAGTTTTAGGATATGGTAAAGATTATACATTTTCTTATGAAAATGAAACAGTAACAGTAGACCTATCAGAATTAGAACAACGATGGATTAATGAAAGTGAATTAATTGAAAAAAATACTAACCAATTTTCATTTACTTTACCTCATTCTAAAGCTGAGATTACTTTTAAATTATTAAATAATAGAGATGACAGGGCAATTAAATCTGAAGTAAAAGGTTTAAAAAAATTAGATAAAAAATCATCTCCTGAATTATCAACTCGTTTAAAACATATGATTACATCTGTAAATGGGGATAGTGAAGTAAAAATTATTAGAGAATTTGTAGATAATTATATGTTGGCTAGAGACTCTAGAGCATTTAGAGAGCATGTAAAAACATTCCAACCTGATATTGATTTAACCTTTAACCACGTGAGTAGTGACGGCAGCGAAAGGGATGTTACCCTTCCGATGACCGTCAACTTTTTTTGGCCTGACAGCGACTTATAGGATCAATCTCTTCAAATCCATCCATGACATAGTTTATTATGGGCAGGGTGGTTACGATTGGAATACTGTTTACAGTATGCCTATATGGTTGCGAAGATTTACTTACCAACAGATCTATGAAGCAAGATCTGCAGAAGCAGAAGCAATAAAAAATGCTTCCAAAGGAAAGGGAACTAATTTTGATTTGAATAGTTCTACAAAAGATAAAATTCCTAAAGAAGCTTTACGATCTAAACCAACTTCCCCCAATTATGTTACGAAGGCATCAAAAAAATGATGCCTTCTAATATTTATAATAAAACATAGTTTAAATGGCTGATCAGAAGGACATACAGAATCAAAAAGATCTCAATAATGAGATGTCTCAGACTAAAACCCTAGAAGAACAAATTATTGATCTTTTAGCGAAAAGAAGAGGTATTAATTCTGATGTACTTTCTGACCAACAAGATATTTCAAATGTTCTTCAAGATCAGATAAAGCAACAAAAATTTCTAAACTCAGAAAAACAACTTGCTAGAAATTTATCTAACCAAGTTACAAAAATAGCTCAAGAGTCTTATTCTGTTACAAAAGATGAGTTAGGTCTTAGTAAGACTAATAATGCAATTATAAAACAACAAACAGCTTTAGAAAAAAACATCATTTTAGCAAAACAACAACAAGAAAAATTTTCTAAAATGTCACTGGAAGGGACTGTAGAAAGTAAAAAATTAAATGCTGAAATTGCTAGAACATATAGTGAACAAGCTAAACAAGCACAAGAAATATCAAGACAAATTGCCCAAACAGCTGAATCATCACAAGCAATATCCAAAACATCAGGAGTAAAAGCTTTTGGGGTAATGGGTGATGTTGCTGATAAATTAGGAGCATCTAAAATAGCAGGACCTGTTAAAGAAGCAGCAGAAGCAGCAAGAGCTCATGGGGCTGAACAAATTGAAATGAATGCTAATATAAATAAAGGTATTGGTGATTATAAACAGTTTAGAGCTGAAGGAATGAAGATGGATGATGCTCTTAAAAAAGCAGGTGTAAGTGCTAAACAAGTTAAAGTAGGTAAATTACCACTAAAGGCAACAGGTACTCTTATGGCTGGTTTTAAAGCATTAGGTCCTATAATTTCTAAAGCTCTTGGACCTGTTGGTTTAATTATAGAAGCTGTAAAAGCCTTGAAGGTTATTGACTCTGCATCAGGAACAACAGCAAAATCACTAGGAATATCAGCTGCAGAAGCAAGAGAATTAAATGCAGAAATGGCTGATGCCGCCTCTATGTCAGGAGATCTATTAGTATCATCTCAAGATGTAGTAAAAGCTCAAGTCGAATTAAATAAGTTATTTGGGACATCTGTAAAATTCTCTGGTGAATTTGCTGCAGAATTTTCAGCTATTGCAGAAAAAACAGGGCTATCATCTCATGCTATGGGTGTATTTGCTGAAAAAGCCTTAATGAGTGGAACTTCTATCCAAAAACAACTTGAAAAAGTTCAAGCTGTTACAATGGAGTTAAATGCTCAAAATGGTATCTCAATAAATGCTAAAGATATTCAAGAAGGTATTGGTCAAATGTCAGCTGTTCAAATGTTGAATAATAAAATGAATACTAAAGAAATGGCCAAACAAGTATTCCAAGCTAAAATGTTAGGCATTTCACAATCCCAATTAGAAGCTACCCAAAGTGGTTTACTAGACTTTGAATCATCAATAGCAGCTGAAATGGAAGCTGAGTTACTAACAGGTAAACAACTTAATTTAGAAGGAGCTAGAGCAGCAGCACTAGCAGGTGATCAAGCTAAGTTAGCCGCTGAATTAAGAAAAGAAGTAGGTACAGCAGCTGAATTTGGGGCAATGAATGTTATCCAACAAGAAGCTATGGCTAAAGCCTTTAACATGTCTAGAGAAGACATGGCTGCAATGTTAATAGAACAAGAAAAATTAGAAGCTGTTAAAGCCGCAGGTTTTGCATCAGCTAGTGATGCCCAAGAAATGTATAATAAAGCTTTAAAAGATGGTACTCTTACAGAAGAAAAAAAGGAGAAATTAGCAAAAGCAGGATTATTAGCTCAGTTTGAATCAGCAACCCAACAAGAAAAAATGGCGGCAGCCATGGACAAACTTCAGGATATATTTATACAATTAATGGATGGTTTAGCTCCTATATTTGATGTTGTGATGGATGTTTTAACACCAATATTTGCAATTTTATCACCAATAGCTAAATTAATAGGCGATGTTATTAACTTAGTTATGAATGTATTACAACCTGCTCTAACAGCACTCTCAAATGCTTTTCAAAAATTAGCAGATGGATTTACGGATATTTTTGGGGGTATTGCAGATGTAATTGTAGGTATTCTAACTTTTGATTTTGATATGTTGTTGGATGGTTTTAAATCTCTAATTAGAGGAGTATTAAAATTAGTTGTAATGCCTTTCCAAGCGATAACAGATCTAGTAGTAGGTGCCCTTAATACGGTAATAAGAGGAGCAAATTACGTCCCAGGAGTTGATATAAGTGAAATAGAATCCCCAGATTTATCAAAATCAGTAAATTCTATGCTTGGTTTAGCAGATGGTGGTATCATTCCTGCAACCCCTGGAGGTATTCCTGCCATTATTGGTGAAGGTGGTGAAGATGAAGTAGTAATGCCTTTAAGTAAGCTCCCAGGTTTATTAAAAGGTGAAGAATCAAATATAGATAATACCCAAAATACAAATAATACCCAAATAGTAGGATTATTAAAAGAATTAATATCCGCGGTAAAAGAAGGTGGTGATGTTTACATTGATGGAAATAAAGCAGGTAAATCACTAGCATTAGCAACTTCTAAAATGGGTTGATATTTATAACAAAATAACAATTAAAATATAAAATTATGTCAAATTCAAT